CGGACTACATGATGTGGACCGACAACAACCGCGTGCGCTGCCGCGTGGTGCAGTGCCACTGGTCGGACAAGGGCGAGTGGTACAGCGCGACCTACACCAAGGCGGGCTATCTGACCCAGCCGCAGCGCTCGATGTTCAAGGATCGCAAGGGCAAGAGCGCGTGCAGCCTGATCCTACAGAGCGCCTACATCGATCAGGACAATAACCGCTACGGCATGATCCGCGACCTGATCTCGCTACAGGACGAAATCAACAAGCGGCGCAGCAAGGCGCTGCATCTGCTGAGCGTGCACCAGGTCGTAGCCGAGCAGGGCGCGGTGCAGGACGTGGACCACGCACGCCGCGAGGTCGCCAAGCCCGACGGCTACATCGAAGTGACCCCCGGAATGAAATTCGAGATTGAATCCGGTGGCGACATGGCGACCGGGCAGTTCCAGCTGCTCCAGCACGCGACGCAGGAGATGCAGCTCAGCGGGCCGAACGCGGCGATGTCGGGCACCGATCCGCGCGAGCTATCCGGTCGCGCGATCCTGGCACAGCAGGCCGGCGGGGCGGTGCAGAACGAGCCGCTGGCCGACAGCCTGCGGATGTGGGCCCGGCGGGTCTACGAGATGTGTTGGATGGCGGCGCGGGAGTTCTGGACTGCCGGCAAGTGGGTGCGGGTGACGGATGATCTGCAAGACACCCGCTGGGTCGGGATCAACCGGCCGGTGACGTTGCAGGACGAACTAGCCCAGATGCCCGAGCAGCAGCGCGCGATGGCGATGCAGCAGTTGCAACTCGTGCCCGGCGATCCGCGGTTACAGCAGGTGATCAGGATTGAGAACGACATCAGCGATTTAGACATCGACATTACCGTGGCCGAGGGTCAGGACGTGCCGACCATGCAAATGGAGAATTTCCAGACCTTGGTTCAGCTTGCCAGCATGCAGCCTGGGTTGATACCCGGTGAAGTACTGATTGCCGCGTCGTCGCTCCGCAACAAAGATGACCTGCTGGCGATGATGAAGCAGCACATGCAGCAGCAGGGCCAGCAGCAGGCGCAGGCCGCGCAAGTGGCGCAGCAAGGCGCGCAGGCCAAGATCAACGAGACCCAGAGCAAGGCGGCTGCGAACATGGCGTTGGCCAAAGAGCGGAACGTCAACGCCGCCCGTGGGGTGCACGACATCCATGCTGACTTCAACGCTGATCCTTACGGGCAGCCCAACGTGGCGCAGGAGAATACGGCGGGGCCACAGCAGCCGACGCAGGAGCAAATGGCTCCGGACATGATGCTCGCCCATCAAATGGCGGATCTCGCTAAGAAGCACGCCGACATTGCCAACACCCACGCCAATGCGGCGCTGACGGCGGCGAAGATCGGGCAGGTGCCGCACCAGAACGCGGCGACGCAGGCCGGCACATTCGCCACACTGCACGACGCGGCTAATCAGATGGTGACGACGAACCGGCTCGCGCGCACGCCGATACCGCAACCGGCGCCGCCCGGAGGCCCGTAGATGCCGGCAACCGCGACCGGGCGTGGCGCGCAGGTGATCCTGACCGGCGACGCCCAGGACGCCGCCAGGGGCGTGGCCGCGACCACAATGCACGGCAACACCGACGCGATCCGGCAACTCGCACTGGCCGGCGACGTCGCCACTGGATACGGCCCCGACGGCACCACGCTGTCCGGTGCGCCGGCGACCGATTACGCCACCTTGGAGGACGTCGCGGCATTGCAGGCCAGTGTGGCCACGCTGGCAGCCCGCCAGCAGGTCGCGGCCACGGTCGCCGCCGGCAACCCGCCAGGCACCACGGCGTCGGTCTACGTGATGATGGGCATTTCGGTGACCTTCGCGACGCTGACCAACACCCGCGCGCAGGTTCTCGTCAGCGGCCAGATCGCCAACTCGGCCAACGGCGGCACCTCGACCGCGGGGCTGCGCTTCGGCACCGGCACGCCGCCGAACAACGGCGATCCCGACACCGGGACCGTGATCGGTGAGCCGGTGGTGTATGTCGCGACCTCGGGCGGTGGCTCGTATGCGCCGTTCTCGCAGAACGCGATCATCACCGGCATGACGCCCGGGCAGACCTACTGGATCGGGGTGGCGCTGCAATCGTCCGGCGCCACCACCGCATCGCTGCTCAATGTGCAGGTGAGCGCGATCAGCCTGATCGACCCGGTGGCGCTGTAAACCGCATACTAAAGGGGGTTCCCATGATCAGGCGTCTCTTGCTTGCGGCGGCGGTACTGGTGCCGGGCGTGCTGGCCGCGTCGCCCGCGGTCCTCAACTTCACCTCCGTATCCGGTGGCGTCGCGGTCAAGGCCGTGGTCGGCCCGGTCAAGGGCTGCTCCATCATCCCGACCGGCACGTCGCTGATCATCGACCTGGTCGCTACCGCGCAAACTGCGGCGTCCGGCACCTCGGTGCTGCAACCCACCGGCTCGGTGACCGGCTTCCAATGCGGGCCGCTCGACGCGGGCGTGGCCGTGTCGGTGAACTGCCTCGGCGGCGGGGCGTGCTCGTGGACCGGCTACCAGTACTGAGGGCCCGGCCATGAAGCGCATCCTGCTCGCGTTGCTGCTCGCCGTGCTGCCGATCGCGGGCTCGGCGCAGATCGCCACGCCAGGCGCAGGTGGCTCTGGCCTCGTCGTTGCTACCAGCGGGCCGGTGACGCTGACCGGCATCGTGCCCGAGACCATCATGGCGTCGCTGCGCATTCCGGCCAACTCGATCGGCAAGAATGGTGCGGTCGAGATTACGGCTCTGTGGTATTATACCAACAGCGCCAACAACAAGGTGATGACACAGCGCTTTTCGTCGACACCGGGAAATACCGGAAGCCTAATCAACGGGGCGTTTACCGGGACGACTAGCGCTGGCGCGCAAACGCTTGGAATATTACACGCCAACAATGCCACCAACGCGCAGAACAGCCAATCGCTGAATATCTCGGCACCGTTCGGATTTACCACCAACCCGCCTACCACAAGCACCATCGACACGACCGCCGATACCTACATCAACCTCACCGGCACGGTCGCGGCGGCGGGCGAGACGCTGACGCTGCAACATGCGTATGCCACCGTAAAGCAGGCGAACTGAACCGATCGGCCGTCCAGACCGGCCGGTAGGGGCTCTCGCGCGACACGGTCAACACGGCTGGACCCGGGTCGCGCGGGACCACTCCCTCATCCCGAGGACAACATGGCAGACAACACACAGCTGGATTCGTTCCTGGCCACAGGGACGCCCCCGGATGGTGCCCAGGCGCCGCCACCGGAACCCGCACCCGAACCACCGCCCGCACCGGAGAAGCCGCCCAGCACGCCAGAAAAGCCCGCCCGTGAGGCCGCCGCGAAGCCGGATGATCCCGAGCCGGACGACGACGAGGCGCTGCAGCACGTCCAGGGCGGCGACAACAGAACCGTCCCGTTCTCCGCGCTCGAGAAGGTGCGCAACGACTGGAAATCCAAAGCCGCCGCCGAGAAGGCCCGCGCCGACGAACTCAACCGCCAGCTCGAGGCGATCCGGCGCCCGCCCGAGCAGCCACAGCCGCAGCCGCAGTATCAGCCGGTCCCGCTCGATCCGGTGAACAACCCGCAGGGCTTCATCGCCCAGGTCCAGCGCGAGATGTTCAACGACCGGCTGAACACCAGCGAGCTGATGCTGCGCAAGGAGATCGGCGCCGAGGCGGTGTCGCAGATCGTCGCCGACTTCAAAGCCGCCGCGGCGCAGAACCCGATGCTGGAACGCCAACTCCAGCAGCAGGTGCATCCTTACGAGTGGGTGCGCCAGCAGGTCGAGATGATCCGGCTGCACCGCGACGTTGGCGACGATCCCGCCGCCTATCGCGCCCGCGTCATCGCCGAAGAACGCGCCAAGTGGGAGGCCGAGGCACAGGGCCCGCGCGTGTCGCCCGCCGCCGGCCTGCCGCCGTCGCTCGCCAATGCGCGCAGCGTCGCGGGACGCGCCACCAGCACCTTCACAGGGCCGCCCACGATGGACGCGATCCTGGCGGGGGCGGCAGGGCGCCGCAACGGCGCCGCGCGATAACTAGTCGCGCCGGCGCAGTTCGTCCTCGAGTTTGGTGATGCGCTGGCTCAGCGTCAGTTGGTCGCCCAGCGTGTAGATTACGTGTCCCTTAAGGCCGTCAGTGTCGAGGCGCACCGCACTGAGCTTGTCTAGGATCTCGGTCAACTTGATGTCGATCTGCGCCATCATCGCGTCGAGGTAGGCCTTGGTCTCTTCGTCCATGATCTGCTCCTATTCGATCCGGCCGGGCGGGATCTGCGATAGGGCTATGGCATATGCCATCCACCAGGCGCTGCGGCGCTCCAGGATGCGCGCGGTGCCGGTGTCGCCGGCCTCTTGCAGGTGGTTCGCCATGCCCTGGCACTCGCGGGCGAGGTTCCGCGCCTTGACCGCCGACATCAGGGGCACCGGCGGGGGCAGCAATGGGTCGTCGCTCATTGGTCGCTCCTACTGCATCTGCACGCGATCTATCAGCACATCGAGCCGGCCAATGGTCTGCCCAAGTTGGTAGGATTGCACCACCAGGTTGCCAAGGATGGCGATGGTCAGTCCGGCCAGGATGCCCACCGCCCAAGTCAACACCGTCGTGCGCTGCCGCAACTCGCGAACGTCAATGCGGATTTCCGAGATGTCGTCCATGGTCGCTCCTATTCGATCCGCGCGAATGCGCCGTGCAGGCGGCGGGCGAGGAGAGCGCGTAGCTGATTAGCAGTAAGACCTGCTAGATATTCGGTAGCCATTCGGGTGCTTCCTTCACTCGGGTGGATAGAGGTCCGGCTGCTGTCTCAAGCAGCGCCGGACCTCGCTAATCTACTCACATTCCGAACGAAGTGAAAGCGCAATCGCGCCTGCTTGCGCCGACATTCGTAGGAATGTGGTCCCAGCCGCCGTGGGCAATCGGGCGTCACGCCAGCACAGGGCGTCATCGGTGCAAGCCGCCGCCGGGCTCAACGGGCGTCTCCTGCCGCCGAGGTTACGGGCGTTGCCGAACCGAAACTAGTAGCAACACCCATCAACCTCAGCGACAGGAGAATGTTCCGTGGCAGATATGAACGTCACGCCAGCCAGACCGGGTCTAACTCCCTTACAGTGGGACTCGGACTTTTTTATGGAATACGTCCGGCGCAATCAGTTCGCGCGTTACATGGGGACACAGATGTCCTCCATGATCCAGGTCCGCGAAGACTTAACGAGGAAGGCCGGCGATACTGTGGTATTCCCGGCAGTGCGTCGGTTGGTTGGAGCTGGGGTAACTGGGAATACGATCCTAGAGGGCAATGAGGAAATCCTCAACGCCCGCAGCTTGAATCTGACCGTCGGCGTGATCCGCCACGCGGTCGCGGTGAGCGACTGGGACGAGCAGAAATCCATCGTGGACCTACGTGACGCGGCGCGGGAGGCGCTGCTGACGTGGGAACTCGAGAAGATGCGGAACGACATCATCACGTCGTTCGGCGCGATGACCGCGGACGGCTCCGTGCAGGTCAGCTACGGCGCGGCGACCGCCGCCCAGCGGAATACGTGGATGGTGAACAACGCCGATCGTGTCTTGTTCGGCAACACCAAGGGCAACGCCTCGTCGGGCATCATGTCGACCGCGCTCGCGACCATCACCGTCGCCACCGGCTCGCTCACCGCCGCAACCGTCACCCTGGCCAAGCGCATCGCGCGCACCGCCAACCCACGCATCAGGCCGATCACGGTGAACAACGACGAGGAATGGTTCGTCATGTTCGTGCCGTCGTATGCGTTCCGCGACTTGATGAAAGACCCGACTATCGTCAACGCGCTGCAATATGCCTGGAACCGCGGCTCCGACAATCCGCTGTTCACGGCAGGCGACATCCTGTTCGACGGCGTGATCATCAAGGAAATCCCGGAACTCTCCACCATCACCGGCTCAGGTGGTGGCGGCATCGACGTGGCCGCGTCGTTCCTGTGCGGCGCGCAGTCGCTCGGTGTGGCGTGGGCGCAGCGGATGAAGTCAACCACCAACACACGTGATTACGGCTTCATGCATGGAGTCGGGGTGCAAGAAATACGTGGAATCGGGAAGCTCAGGTTCGGCACTGATCCCACTGTCGACACAACCAAGCCAGTTGATAACGGAATTGTAACGGTTTACACGGCCAACACAGCCGATGCGTAAGGAGACTAACCATGGCCAACAAGAACGAGCAGCACGACGCCGAGCACAAGGACGAGGGCAAGCCGCACCCCGGCGCGGGGCCGGCGGCACAGACGCCGCAGCAGGACCACACGCCGCGGCAGGAGGAGGCAGCGGCACGCGAGAAGCAGGAGGCGGGGGCGTCACAGCAAGCCGCAGCAGCGCCCAAGGCGGACCCAAAGGCGGAAGCTGCCGCCAAGGAGGCACAGGCCGCCGGCAGCATCGGCGCGCAGGTGATCCTGGACTTTAACGGCGATGGCTCGCTCGGCGCGCGCGGCGGTGCCTCGGGGGTCATGAACGAGAACGTCCAAGCCCGCGACGCGCATCTGGTGGCGCTCGGGTTGGATCCGGTCGCGCCGTCCGGGCCGCCGCCCTCGCTCGAGCAGCGCAAGGCGCAGGCCGCTGCAGCCGAAGCCCAGGCCAAGGCAGCAGACTCCATGCACGCAACGCCGGGCTCCGGCGCCGCCTCGCGCGTCTCCAGCCTCGCTGCCGGTCTCATCACGGAACCGGCCGACGTGCCGATCGCGCCGCCGCCAGAGGCACAGGCCGCGCATAAGTAGAGGGCACCATGACGGTCAGCATCGCGAGCATCGGTGAGCAAGCCCTGCGGCGGCTCGGCGTGGCGGTCGTGCCGCTCGCCGACCGCCCGGCGCTGACCGTCACCATCCCGGCGGTGACGATCGCCACCAACGCACTGGTCGAACTTGGCGTGATCGCCGCGGACGAAACGCCGAGCACCAGCGACCAGGCACTGGCACTGGCCAAGGTGAATGCGGTGCATGACAGCCTGGTGGCGAACGCCAACGCGCGCTGGATCGTCGATGCCATCCCGCAGGCGGTCAGCGAGGAGTACACCAAGCTGGCGGCCGGCTACGCATCCTCGTCGTTCGGCAAGGCCGCCGATCCGGCAATTCTCGCCATGCTGGAGGGCCGGGTGCGCAAGGTCGCGATGATCATGCAGGCGCCCGACGAGGCCACCGCCGCGGTGATGTCGGTGCACCAGGACCTGACGATGCGCGGCCTGGCGCGGTGGACGGTGTTCGATCTGCCCGACGCGCTGACCGATCCCTACACCGTGCTCACCGCCGACGCGATGGCGCCGCTGTACGCCATGGATACCGATCCCAAAGACACGCAGGACGCGATGATCGCGATCTATCGCTATGTCGCGCTGCCGAGCAGCGGTGAAACCGTGCAGGCGAGGTACTTCTGATGCCATACGACTCCGGCCCGCTGGTCTTTGCGCCACCGATCGACACCATCGCGGCGTTGCGGGCCTATGCCGGCGTCACCATGCCGCTGTTCTACGTCGTGGGCTACTACGCGCCCGGCGACGGCGGTGACGGGTTGTTCGCCTATGTCGCCACGGACACCGCATCGGCGGACAACGGCGGCACGGTCATCGTCGATGCTGCGGGGCGGCGCTGGCACCGCGAGAGCAGCGGCGATCCGGTCAGGGCGTGCTGGTTCGGTGCCAAGGGCGATGGCAGCACCGACGATACCGCGGCACTGCGCGCGGCAATCACCGCGTGCGGCAGCGGCACGCTGGAGCTACAGGGCAACGTCGGCGACACGTTCAAGATCACCGGCGTGCTCACGATCAGTCAGCCGCACCTCACGATCTACGGGCCGAGCGCGACCATATCGACCGCCAGCGCGACGGCGGACGTGTTCGTCGTCAATGCCGACTTCTTCGAGCTGCACGGCGTCACCATCACGGCGTCGGTAACGCGCACGGCCGGCGCCTATGTGAACTTCAATGGCGGCAGTTACGGCCACATCCACGATTTCACGTTCACCAGCTTCTTCGTCGGTGTGCTGATCGGCAACGTCAACACCATCGGCGCCCATCTATCGCACGGCCGTTTGCAGCTCGGCGTGGCCGGCACAGCGAACGGCATTGTCGTCAACGGCGGCGTCGATCATGTGCTGGACAATCTGTGGATTGTCGGCGGTCCTGGCGCCAATCTAGCGAACGGCGTGGTGATAACCGCCTGCGGCGACATCACGCTCGATCACGTGTCCACGGTCTATGCCGGCAACGGGTTGGCGATCACGCCAGCCACGGGTGCCATCGCGCAAGTGGTGATGGTATCAGACAGCTATTTTGACTCAGGCTCCGGCTCGGGCATCTACGTGGCGCCGGGTGGCACAGTCCAGGCGCTGAAGCTCAGCAATGTGTGGAGCGCGTCCAACGCCGGCGCCGCCCTGACCCTGAGCCGTACCGGCACCGGCACCATCGCACAGGTGGATGCCGTCGGTTGCGTGTTTGCCAACGCCACCGGGACCACCACAAACGGCGTCACGATCAATCCCGGCGTGGGCAATGTCACCCTGTCAGGCTGCACCATCGGCAGCAACACCGGCGCCGGCGTGTTCATCGCTGCCGCAGTGTCGGCGGTCAAAGTGCTCGGCTGCACGCTCGGCGTTGCCGGCCAGTTCGTCGGCAATACCCTGTTCGGCGTCACGGTCGGCGCCGGCTGCACCAACATCGTCATCGCCAACAATATCTTCGCGGGCAATGGTTCCGGCGCGGTGGGAATTGCCGGCGCCGACCTCGCCAGCACGGCCAACTTCGTGCATGACAACGCCGGCTTCATGGTGCGCAACCGCGGCCAGGCGACGCTCCCGGCCGGCACCAACACCAGCGTCGTGGTCAATCACGGCCTGGTCGGCCAGCCGGCCTCGGTGACGCTCGCCAGCACCGCAACCGGGCTGCCCGTCGTGGTAACGGCCACCGCCACCACCCTGACGATCGTTGTCGTCGGCACGCTGGGCGGGCCGCTGCTGGTCTACTGGGGCGCCTACATGGGACCGAACTCGTGAGCATGCTCGCCCTGACGCTGCCGTGGCAGAACGGCTCGCCGCTGCACACGCCGCGGCGCGACCTGGTGGCGGACGCCTCCGACAGCCTGTCGATGAGCGTTACCCTGGTCCAGAGCGACAACCCGGCAGCGCCGCCCGCCGATTTGGTCACCGGGCCGATGTATCCGATCTTCACCCTCACCATCACCTACGCGCGGGACCGCTACGGCTGGGACTATGGCCGCGTGCCGTCGATGATCGGCAGCGTGCTGTGGTCCGGCACCGGCACGATCGATGCGACACTGCCCGGCACGGTGGATTTCGTGCTGC